CTTCATTTGCTGTTCGGCGTTCATGGATTATCCCTTTTGATGATTGATTGAATTGCCGCGAGGCTATCGCCTTCAATTTGATAGCCGTGGCCCCAAATGCTTATGATTTTCAGCGGCGCAATGCGGCGGCGAAGCTTGAGAATATAAACTCCAAGCCATGCTGTTGTAACCTCGCCGTTTAGGCTGCAATTATCTTCTATCCATCCTCTTGTGTGGAGCGCCCCATCGGAAAGCGCGGCAAGAATTTTAGCTTCAGTTGACGTTAGTCCTAACTGCTTTTGAAGTGTCGCGGCGACGGTGTGGGTGTTTTCTTTGGTAGCTGCCAATTCATATTCCAGAACCTCGCAGCGTTCCCGGAGTCGGGCCACTTCCTGTTGAAGGTCATTCATGGAATTCCCCCTTCTCTCTCAATGAAATACATTTCCTCAATCGTGCTGAATCGCACCGAGCCGCAACGCAAGGCCAGCATTCTGAGCGCCCATGTGTAAGACGCGGAGAAGTCGGCTTCCCAGGAGTAGGTCATTCTGCGGCAGCCAATTCAGAAATTGAAAAAATATCTTCTTGAACATCAGGTTCATTCCTCTCGCCAAACTTGGCTGAAGCCAAATTGCGAACGGCCTGTTTGTAATATGACGATTTAAGCTCTGCCCCTATTCCTCTCCGGCCCTTGGTTATTGCCGAATAGACTTCCGACCCTACGCCCATAAATGGCGTTAGAACTGTTTCGCCAAGATTGCTCCGCATCTGGACAATCCGGTCAATGACATCAAGTTGCAGAGGGTGAACGTGCTTTTCATCATCCTCATCTCTGCTTTCCTCGTAGGGCAATACAACGCCCAAGCGAATGTCATCCCAGATAGACGACGCATAGCGCCGCCATATCCAATGAGAAAATCGGTTTTGTTTTTGGTCGCCGTCAAATCCTCGAAGCCGTCTTACTTCCGCCGGCATCTTGCTGTCGTCACCAGCATATTGCAAAAAGCCGATTGGATTGGCGACTGGGATTGGATTGATGCCATCCTTTCGGAAAACGATCACGTAGTCTGCCGACGCCACCCCGCATTGAACGCTGTCATCTACGGCGGTCATATGTGCTAAGTTCTTTTGCATGGTCCGCCTTCGCACCCCAAGCGGCTCCTTCCAAATTGCGTGACGGGCAATGAATTGAAATCCGTGCTTTTGATGAAGCCGGATTATATCGCCCGGAAAATCGAGATAGGCTTTGAAGGTAGCGCCGCCAATAGGAATATCCATGCAATGAACAGCGGAACATCTCCCCGGCATGGTAAGCCGTGCAATTTCCTTCACCACGAATTCATAGTGAATAAAAAACTGATCGTAGTCGAAACAGTTGGAGAGGTCGCGCTCGTCGCTTGAATAGTTGTAAAGCCCACCAAAGGGCGGAGAGTATATACTCAAATGAACGCTTTCTTTTGGCAGCGCAGCCATTACATCAATGCAATCTCCATTGTATATCGCATACTTGTCGGTCACAATTTGATCAATCAAGCCACCCATGACGGAACCTCCAATGTTTTTCCATTATTATTCTTTGACGAAATTGATATTGATGAGTGCATTTCGGCCACAAGATTGTCGAACATGACGGAAGCGGCATCGGCCTTGCGGGCCAGATTGTCCATGACTTTTTTCTCGCCCTCCGACATCACAATATCAACCTTGACCTGTTGAGTTTGCCCAAACCGCCAGCAACGCCGGACGGCCTGGTAGTATTGTTCGAACGAGTGGGAAGGAAAATAAACGACATGGGAACAATGCTGAAAATTCAGGCCAAGCGCGCCTATTTTTGGCTTGGTAACAAGAACCCGGCTTCGCCCTTCAGTGAAGTCCATAAACTTTTGTTCCTTAGCATCATCGCTATCCGATCCAGACACCTCAACTGCGCCCCGAATGTTTTTTTTGAGAAAATCGGCTTCCTCATTTAATTGGCACCAAACAATCGCTGGCTTGTCGTGATCGACAAGTGAAACAACACGTTCGCACCGATCAACGACCGATCGCTTTTTTTCCGCGCGTTGCTCAAACAAATTCGAAGCCGGAAGGTTAAACAACATCCCGTTTGGCGGCGCGACTGTATCAACTACATGCCTCTCTTCAATCAGTGCCGGAAGATTGAATGACCCATCATCAAAACCCAGATCAGAAGGTTTACGCATGGCCCTCGCCCATGAGCATACCCAGCGCCAGAACGGAATTTCCGCATGGCCCTTAAACCGCCATTTGGGCGCCTCCCCATAATGACGGCGCGTTGCCGAATTGTTTAGATCGTTTTTGAAAAACCTGTTGAGCATGTCCATATGGCCGAGATAGCCAAGGGCCTCAGAAGAAGTTCCAAGCTCAATATAATCATTGGGCGCAGCCGTCGCGGTAGCGAGAAGGCGATACGGCGTCTTTCGCATGAAGTCAGTTATTTCGCCGCGCCGTATTCCGTCGAATGATTTCAGAATTGAGCTTTCATCGCATACAACACCGGCATAATCATCCGGATTGAAATGAGTTATTTTTTCATAGTTAGTTACAACAATTTTTCCTTTAGGATTGCCGCCGGAAGATCTCACGGCAGGGATGTCAAACTTTTCCGCTTCCCGTAGGGTTTGAGCTGTGACTGCCAAAGGTGACAATATCAAAACCGGCTTATTGGTGTGTTCAACGATGTTTTGAGCCCAAGTCAATATCTGGACAGTCTTTCCCATGCCGCAATCTTCAAACAAAGCGACGCGGCTGGATGAAAGCGCAAAATCGGTCATCGCCCGCTGAAAATCAAAGAGGCCCTTGGGTTCAAATCGAAAGGGAACTCCGTCGGACGACCCGCGTTGTGTTTTCTTTTCAAGAAAATCTGAATAGCTCATCCCACCCTCGATTCAAACATCCGCGCTTCCGGCCCACACTCCCCGGTCGGCAATCTCGCCATCTCCGTTAAATGCCGTGGCACGGTGGCAGCGCACATCGGGGTTCGCACAAATGCGTCGTACGGTTGGCAGAATTTGCAGTCGAGGCAGCGTGGGGTCATATCAACACCGCCTGTCCGAGCCGTTCATTGCGGCGCTGCTTGATGCCGGCTGCCTTCATCGGCGCGTCATACGTGATATGGCAGCGCTGGCACCAATGCTTTAGATTGCTCATCTCGCAATCTTCAGGCGTGTGATTGAGATGCGCCGTGGTGAGAACCACATTTGAGCCAGTAACCGGATGCGGCTGGTAGTTTTCCGCGCGGCAATCTGGATATGCAGGCGAGCCCTCGCAGCGATTGCCCGAACGAACGCGGACCGTCTCGACGATCTGCTTCCAATCGCGTGGATATCGATGTTTGTTTTCAGCGCGAATTGGCATTATGCCGCTGCTCTCCGCATTGAATTGAGAATATTTGGAGCGGCCCCGATGGGTTGCACATCGCTCACGCCCCTTGGAAGGGGTTCGTCCAATTGACGGGCCGCATTTGGTTTCGGGTATTCGATAGATTGCAATCCAAGCCTTTTAGCCTTCATCACGCCGAAGCGGTCCAAGGCCCGCCAATATAAATATTTTCCTTCGTCGTAGTGCGGTTGGACGGTCTGCCCGGTCAACCGATCCGCAAGCTTACTTGGGGATTGGGTTCCATATTTAGAATTTGCTGAACGCCCCGCGACAAAAGTACCGTTGATGATAAGGCCATCCATTCGATTGTCGCGCTTGCCATTAAAACACCAAGAAGAAGCTTGGTAAATTCCTCCATGATGTTCTTGCGTCCAATCGGCAAAGCTAACCAAAAGATTGGCCAATTTTCTGGCTTTGATGAATTGGCATGTTTTAGAAATAAGGCCCGTTAAGTTGACTTGCGTATCTTCACGGCGGACAAGCCTTGAAAGTTCCAAAACATCTTCTGACCATCTGGTCGGGGGTATTGAAAACACACAAGCGGCGACGGGAACGCCAGCATCTCCAAACAATCCGCCCGCATCGTGCAAGGTGCCACAAACTTGAATATTGGCCGACATGCGTTTTGAATAATGAAAATGCTTTATCAAGTAGCAAGCGTCATCAACGCGGCCTACATGGAAATGAAATGTCATGCCGCTGCCCTCGCTGCATCCTGCGCGGACTGCTGGCGGCGTTTGCCCACCCGCGACCGGAGCCGATATGCCTTATCGGAAACCTTGCAGCCGTAGTCCCAAATCCCGCAGGCTTCGGCGGCGTTGTGATTGTCGGTGAACCAGTTGCGCCTGGCGCATTCTTTCAGCGCCATGTCCTTCCAGACAGCGCTTTCGCTATCGGAGTTTTTCGGCGGCCTGAGCCCGGCGTAGAATTCAGTGCGCCAGTCTGAAATCAAAACCTGATAGCAGTCGTCTTGGAGACCGATCATTTCGGCGGCAATTTCAATCGTGCATGAAACTGTCATCTGCTTGAACAGAGTAGGCATGTGAAGGCCGAACTTGCGGACGATAATCTGCTCGAAGAACACCTGCTCGGCGCCCACCGATTTGCAAAAGGCAAGAACCCATTCTCGGACTGACTTGCCCAAGCGCGCGGTGTTGTCGCCGTAGTCTGGATTTTCATGCCAGCCAAACGTCGGCCTCGATCCCGGCTCGCCATAAGCGTAACCGATTCCAGAAGGAGCTTGATCGAAGCCGACAATGAGCATGGGTTAGCCTTTCAGCGCATTTTCGAAGAGGTTCCAATCTCCCAACTTCTGGGAAATCTCGGCAAAGATTGCCAGTTGTTCCTCGCTCAGATCGTCGGTGACATGCTCGGCCCGGCGGCGCAGTGAGCGTTCGCGTATCTTGGCGGCGAAAGGTTTCTTCGGAATGCCGGATTCGGCAGCCTCTTTCTTGATCGCTTTC